AAAGTGCCAACTGGTTCCGCTCCCATAGGGGTTGCGGTTGCAGCCATCGATAATCACCTCGATTGTTTAAGGCCGAACCTAATGGAATCAGCCTTTACCAAATTGAGTCCTCGTGGTGCGATCTGGTTTTAACAGAGGCATACGAGGATCGTTTTCTCTCATGAAACTATTGTCCACAGACTCCATCTGAGATGCCGCCATCTGCTGGTAATAAGCCGCCCTTTTGTCCATCTCCTCTTTCGGAGCCTTACAAAGGAGCAAGCCACCAACCTCAATGTTGCCCTCAAATCGTGAATCAACATCAGACATGACCTGCATCTCTGGATGATCACTAGCCTTAACCGGAACCCAGCCCTCTCTCATTTTCTGAGATACGTTAGTATTATCCGAATGTCCCAGAACGCTTGTGCGTATCCATCTGAATACCCAACCGTCTTTTTCCGCAGGAACTGGTAATACTGAAGCTGGAGTCCAAGCATCGGACTTTCTAGTTTCATTCTCTCTGATATCTTCAGAGCGTGGTGTGCGCTGTTCAGCCATTATTTACCCCTTCATGAGTTGTCTGGCATATTGCTCGTTAGTGAGTCCAAGACGCTTTGCGAGGGCGACTTGACTAGGAGATAGCTCTATTGTGCGTGGTTTTGCGCCATTATTTCTATTGGCTGGGGCCACCACGTTTGCCCTACTTGGTGCAGATGGAGCTTCGCTCCCAGAACGAGCATCTTCACCAAAGTATTCAGGAAACTTCTGACGCATCGTTGCGTCAATCCTATTGTAATACTCATCGCTGTTAGGGTCTAACTTTTCATCGCGTATCAGTTTTTCATGAACGCCATATGCCAAGGCAGTCATATCCTTGTGATCATCATGCATGAACCAAGGATTGTTTTCCTTCCAGCTAATTTGCTTTTGAGAAAGTTGCTGAGGCTCTGGGGCTGGCTGTTGAACTGGTTGCTGAGGCTGATACTTAGCCTGAGCTTCCCTAGCCTTTTGAGCAAACTGCCTGCCCTGTTCCTTCTTCTCAACTTCCTTAAGCTCATAGTGAGCAAGATTCATAGCTTCTTGAGTGGCTAATATCTTTTCAGTATCGCCTTCCTCGTAAGCAGTCTTATAGCTTTGCTTGGCAGATTCATAATCAGTTTTTGCTTTCTGCTTCACAGAATCAAGAAGAGCAGACTCACCGCGATCAAGCATAGATTGCTGTGCTTTGTTCTTCTCGACAAGCTCTTGAGCTACACGAACAGCCTCATCGCGCATCTTCTCAGCTTGCTCTCGCTTCCGGCGATCATCGTTGTTAATCGCCCGGAGCTTATTGATTCTCTTTTGAGCAGAACCTGTGTAGCTTTTCAGCTCATCCTCAGTGATACCGTCATCAGCGGGGGTGTCATCACTAAAGCTAGGTCTGTTCCTGTCCTCTGGCGGAGTATCATCAACGACCTTGACCTCAATGTCACTAGGCTCTTCAGTAGGAGAAGGCTCTGACTTTTTTCCAATCTGAGTCTTTACGCCAAAGAACTTGTCTTCACTACTTGTCTCTTGGGTTTGTTCTTCGCTCATACCTTTCTAATGCCTCTTGGATCGTCAATAACAGCTTCAACGCTATCGTCATTAATCAGCCTGAACTCTTTCCCGTGTATCGAGAACCGAGTCCCAGAATAAGATCTCATCAAAACAAAATCCCCTTCCTTGCAATAAGCACCGTTAGGGAACTTCTTTTTGTCTTCATAAGCATCCGGGCCAAGCTTCATCACAAATCCTACAATGGAACCCACCTCTTCAAGGTGCATTGTTTCTTGTGCCTTAATGATTCCACCCTCTGTTTTTTCATCAACATCAGGCAGCGCAATCAATATCTTGTATCCAGTAGGCTCAGGCAACTGAGAAGGCTTTGTATCCGCCTCAACAGAACCAACCTCAACCGCAACAGCTTCACTCATATCTATTCCTTTCGCACTGGAGGATGGTGTCCAGAGTCACCTTGCACCGCAATACACGGAGAACTATGCCTTCTCAATCTGTTCGTTCAGATCCAGAAGTTCCCTTTCTGCCATAGCAAGACCCTCAATGATCCCGCAGCATTTAGAGTATTCGTCATATGTCTTGCAGCTACCTGTGCTGATGTGATCGCTTAATTCGTTCATCATCCGCCGGTAGTTATCTCGCAAAACTTTTAAAGCGTTGTTACTAAAAACATCACTCACCAGATAGCTCCTTCGCTATATCGACACCAACCTTCACGCCTTCAAGCATATCCTTGGACTTCATTCTAGATTTCTCTATGTCCTCTCTGGATGCGTCCTCAGCTATACGAACGCCCAATTTAGCGCCCTCAACCTTGGCTTCTTGAGAAAGCTTGTCTCTCTCAAGCTCAGTCTTCTCTCTATTCTTTTCGAGATCCGCCTGAATCTTAGCCATATCAGTCTGGACTTTGTCTTGAGCTTGCTTCGCTTTAAGCTGCAACTCTGCTTGCTGGAGCTGGATGAGTGGATCTTGCATCTGCTCTTGTATGCGCTGGGCCTCTGCCTCCCTCTTGTCCTTCCCGGTGAGCTGTGCAGCGGCAGGGGCAACGAGTTTGGATAGCCTCAATTCGATGTCTTCTGGTAATGCTTCATCTGGCGAAGGCAGTTCCACGCCGAGTTCTTTTTCTATCTGTTGTCGATAAGAGAAGGCAACGTGTTCTGAAATATGCGCCATCATTTGCGCCTGCTTAACTTTCGCGTCTGGAGCCATAGCTAATATCTTCAATAGCTTAGGATCTTCCATAGCAGACATATGAGTTTGGATATGCGCCTCATGATCCTGATAGATAAACGCCTTAACGGGTTCTCCGTTAATGATGTTCATGTTTTCGCTTACCGGATCTGTGGGTTTAAGGTCTTTATCCGTTGGAATAATGTTGTCGGCATCCCTTATGCCCAGTACTTCTATCATTTGACGGTGAAGTAGTGGTAGGTCATACATCTGTGGCGCGGTAGCTGATAGTTGCAGCGCAGCTTGGTACTGCATTATGCGCTGGGCCATCGTGCCACTGTTCGGATCGCTGACAGGAATGATGTCAACGCGATCATCGAAGTCTTCAGCCATCAAAGGCTCTTCAGAATCGTCATATGGATAGCGCATTGGGCCATAATCACTAACGATTCTACTTAATATCTTTAATTCAACGCCCATAGCGTGGTGAACACGGGCCTGAACGGCGCTTAACACCTTCATTTCGCGCTCAAGTATGGCTAATGTCGTGCCAACCGGCGCTTCAGAGTTCATATCAGAGGCTTTAACGTCCGCTGAGGAGGCGAATCGCCGCCCTTCTTGGACAATATCCCCTAATAGCTGGTAAAGGACGTTAGACGGCTCCTTATACGGCATAAAACTGATGTTATCCCGTATAGTTCCGCCCGGAACGTCCACATCTCGGAACTCTCCCGGCATAATTGGGGTGTCATCCCCCTTAATCTTGAGGCCACGGGCCTTCAAACCGCCGGGTAGGTTGGCTAAAGTGCCTGAATCCACCAATTGACGCAGCAATGAGGTAGCAGATTTGCTCAATCCGCCGATCATGTGGACTAATCCGAAGCCGTAGAAGCCCAATCCGGGCAAATAGGTGTAGTGAACGAAGTGTTCTACCTTAAGTTTCTGCGGATCTTCCTCATTCCAGTTGCGTTTTATGGATAAAACCTTGCGAGAACCCTTGTCGATGGTGATTACATAGGGCAAAGCTATGCCAGTTTCCTCTCCGCCCTGCATATCTTCAAAGCCGGGGAGGTCATAATCGACAAGAATCTCCAAAAGAGTGTGTCTCTGATCAACTTCGTAGTTGATACTGCTGCCTGTAAGCTTATTGTACTCTTGCTGAATCTGCCCAATGTCAGGGCTAGGACTAGGGAGGTCAACATCTCTATAAAAACCAGACACTTGAAGCTTCCTAATCTCGTTAGGAGTCTTTTTCATAACGTGTGTAGCACGTTCACAGGTCTTTAAGTCGGATGCGCCGTAGCTAACGACAAAGTCTTCAGCAGGAACGAACATACTGCACGGCCTGCCGAGGTTAGGATCGTAGTAAACTTTCCTAAAAGCAGAGCCTGCGATAGGCAAAGAGAACAAAAGCTTCTCAGTTTCGGAGCGATACTCCGACATTCTCTCCGTCATCAAATAGTTCAGGTAATCCTGAACACGATGAGCTTGTTTAACCTTATCGTCAGTCAGCTTACCAACGATAGATGTCTTGGCTGGGCCGCTGGCAGGAAAGATTTCCTGTATAGTCTGGGCCTGAAACCGAACCACCGCCTCAGAAAGCATTGGGTGAAACACACCACAAGCCCCCGCCCAAGGCGTTGTCCTGTCTTCAAATCGCAATCCCAAAAGATCCAAGCCCCTAACATAGGACTCTTCCCAGTCAGACCGGCTCTCCTTGTCGGCGTTATACATACCAACAAGATCAGAACCGATCATGTCTAGGACATCTGGCTCAATGTATTCAGCAAGGTTAGCGCCGTGTTCTTCAGCGCCCATCATTGATGCGTTAGGATCGAAGTCAAAAATAACGCCGCCCTCTGGAGTCTCAATAGAGACCGCCTCTGGGTTAACGATATTAACCTCGACAGCTTCCTCGCTATCTACATCAAGCGGATTGCTGACTAAAGACTTTTCAATAGCCATTAAACGACCTCGAAGTTTCCGCCTTTAGTGGCAGCGCCCATACCACGACACTGACCTCCGGCCTTCATCTTCTTGACCTTGGGAACTTTTTTGCCACCCATCATCTTTTTTGGCGCGGATCTTCCACCCTTCATCGCCATAACTTTCTTACCGGCTCTCATTCCTTTCTTTCTCATCAAGGAACCTCCTGTAATAGTCTTTACGGATTTCGTACATTCGAGTTATCTCAGTGTTACCTTTATACACATCGTAGTAACCCTGAGCTTCAAGCTTGTCAGCCGCCCCTTGGAGAAGAGAAAGCCTTTGGATAAACACTAACCCATAGCTGTATTCGCTGATAGGTTCAAAGTTCTCGCCGTTTAGAACGTCAATATCCTCATCAAAGGGATGGAATCCCATCACCCATAAGTCCGTATCGCCCCAGACATCTTGGCTAATAAGACTATTAACTTCGTCAATAGCATCATGAAAGCCCTCTTGATCTTCCGGATAGTCGGTCTCAACAATGATCACTAGGTCATAGTCATCATCATATCCAGAGATAAACTTGAGTAGCTGCTCATCTCTGCCGTTATGATCGAACACTATCTTAACGAGATCCTTCTCCCACGCTGCCTTGGCATAGGGGCAGGTAGGGATGTTGTTGAAGTAAGGGTTGGGCATCTCAATGACGCTGGATGACCATTCCCTAATCTCGGTCTCGATCTTCTGTTCTTCTTCTTCAAGATCAATAGTAACTGGCTTTTCCGCCATAGAAAGGCTCATCCTCTTCATCGCTATGCAGTTTTAGGAAACCGCCCTGACGAAATCTCAGTAGTGCCTGTGTAGAGGAGTCCACCAAATCATCATGCTCGCCAACCGGGAAAGCCGCGAACTCATCCATCACTTCCTCTGCAAACCTAGTATCTGGACACCACACGTTGCCTGAAGCAAACAAATCTGCCACAGCGTTAACTCTAGCGATCTTGTCGTTACCTCTGGACGGGGTATACTCAGATACGGGGATACCCATTGCCCGTAGCTCAAATATCAATGGGGTTCCAGCGGCCTTGGCTTCCACAATAAAAGCGTCCGGCTGCATCGTCTGCCACATCTCAAATGCCTTCTGCTTAAGCTCTGGGAACTCCAGACGCTCCTTGTAGGCATCAAGAAGGATTATGTTGGGTTTAGTCTTGCCTTCATCGTCCGGGGCATAGAAGACGCCCCACGTTGTACACGCTGAGTAGTCTGATCTCTGCGTCTTAAGAAACGCCGTGTCCCAAGACTGAATCACAAATTCGCAGGGAGGCGGTCTTTCATTCTCCCAGATCTTCCACCATTCCTTCTTGACCAACGCACCCTCCTCTGCGGTAGGGTTCTGCTGATACTGTGCATTCCACTTAGAAGGCGGCAGTTCCGCTTTTAGGGCGTCCAGTTCCTTTTTCGACCAGAACTGAGGCCACAATGACTTCTCCTTCTCTGTGTTCTCATACATCAGAGCAGGGAACTCAATCACTTCCCACTCATCGGTTCCAGCCCGTTGAGAAGAAGACTTGAGTATCTTGCCGGTCAGATCTCGCATATGCCATCGAGTCATTACGATAACAATAGCGCCTCCCGGTTGAAGTCGCTGACGAGGCCCGGATGTGTACCATTCATAAGTTCTGTCGAACACAGTGGGGTCAGCACTCTGTCCTTCCTGCTCCGAGTGGGGGTCATCGATAATAAGCAGGTCAGCACCTTTACCAGTTACAGCACCACCAACACCGATAGCAAAATACTCACCACCGGCACTGGTACTCCATCTCCCAGCAGCCTTGGAGTCGGGCCTAAGAGTCAGCTCTGGGAAAACTTTCTTAAAATCCTCGCTATCCACGAGGTTACGAACCCGCCTACCAAAACCAACAGATAACTCGGCGGTATGGGCGGTTTGTATTATTTTCTTATTTGGGTACTGCCCCAGAAACCAAGACGGGAGCATATAACTGGCAAATTCGCTCTTGGTGTGTCGAGGCGGCATATTCACTATCAACCGCTTCAACTCGCCACGAGCAATACGCTCAAAGGCCGAAGCCATTATCTTATGGTGTTCACCATCGATAAAGGAAGGCCACATCGTGCGTACAAAGTCGATAAACCCACCACGGGCAGCTTCAACCTGCTTAAGTTCCTCAAGCTCTTCGATCAGAGCAAGGATCTCAGCCTTATCTTCAGGAGAAGCCTTATCCAGAGAACTGATTAAATTTTGATCAATGTTCACGAATTAGCTATATAAACGCCATCAATTGCAGCAGAAATGGCTATATCAGCACCTGATGAGTCACCTATGCATCGATACTCAATGTCAGTCTTTTCTTCAAACTTCAAAGGAAAAGCATATTCAATTGTGGCCTGACTCTCTGCCTTAACGAGTAAGTCCTTAACCTGAAACACCTCACCAAGAGGCCGGGCAACAAGCGAGATCTTGGCATACTTGTTGTTCTGCGTGGTGGCTACAGTGACATCAGTCTGGTAAAGGTACAGCGTAAATCCCGCCGGCACAGTCCACAAAGCCATCAAAGTCTGACCATCCCCTATCGTTATGGTGGCGTACTTGTTTGCAGGAACGCCGGTTGTGACGGTTCCAGTGCCAGCATAGATAACCCCTGCGTTAGTGCCACCAGTTCCGGCAGTGCGAACAACCATACGATTGATACGCAAGAATGAATTGGTAGTGTTAACAGCGGTCTGACCGTTAAGGGTGACGGTCTCATTGATTTCGTTATAGTCGGCGTCCAGCCCATATAGCTGAACAGTCCTAGCCCCAGTACCCGCTGATGTGTCGGCGGTGCTAGAGCTGGAAACCTTAAGAACAGTCGCGGCGGATAGATAGGAATACAACCCTCCCTCAGCCCACACTGTCTCCAAGGCATCATCTACGTCCGGGTTAAATCCAAACTTATGCAGAGCGTAGTGAAAAGATATCTGACCTCGGGCAACCTGAAGCTCAAAAGGCTCAGATGTCCCGACTCTTGTAATAGAACTCTTTTCAGCCATAAGGATTAACCTAGTAAGGATTACTCTAATTCCAACTTATAGCTATAGTTTTAGTTACAGCTATACCTGCACCCAGAGTTATACCTATAGCTACTTTGACCTAAGGATTACCCTAGTAAGGATTACCCTAGTAAGGATTACCCTAGATAAGAATTACTCTTCTATTTTTTTTACTAAAAAAAAATAAGGATTACCTAGCGTAATGCTAGGTTTACCTAGCTAAGGGTAATCCTTAGTAAGGGTAATCCTTAGACACAACTGTAAGAAATTTTAACATATTTTGCATATTGACAAGGGTAAGGTCAACTTTTTTTTGCAAAATTTTTGAGGGTACTAGGATTCCTACCCCTTTTTCTGTACAAAATTTGACCAACCGCGATGCAAGTTATTGATTTCATTAGGCATTCCCAGAAATTAGGGTGGGGTGGCGTCAAAACTAGGGAATTATTTGAGTGTATCACTGTGTACTGGGTACACA